CCGGGTGCGTCGTATAGCCGGTCCATTTATCGCCTTCGCGCTGCCGCTTCGCCTCGTCCAGATACTTCTTTGCAAGGTCCGGGAGGCCGAGTTTGCTCTTGATCCAGTTGGCGAGTTGTTCGTCCAAGCCCCCGCCTGAGAGAAAGCTAAAGCCGTCGGTTATTGCTTTGGCGAGGGGATTGTCCTTGACCCAGTTGACGACACCGGTCCACGCGTCCTTAATTTCATCGAACCGTGTCTTGATAAAGTCCACGGTCACGCCAACCACGTCCTTTATCGCAAGCCATGCGGCGTTCCATGTGTCGCGCAACTCATATGTAGAGCCGCCAATGCTGAAGGTGGCATCACGGAATGTGTAGAGCGCTGCGACAATCCCAGCGATTGCAAGCGCGGCCGCTGTCCACGGATTACTCAGCGCCGCCAGCATCATTGCCTTACTGGCATTCAACGCACCCGCGGCGATGGCGCTGAAGAATGCCGGGATCTTGCTGAGCGCGCCAGTCAACGATGTAAAGATGGAAGCGACATTCAGAGCTTTCAGCGAAGCTACCGCTTTGCCGACGCCGCCAGTCAACGATGCGAATACGGACGCGAAACTCAGCGAAGTTATCGTTTTGCCTAAGCTGCCGAAGCCGGTCTCAAGGCCGAGCGCGGCAACTTCTGCGAAACGGGCGCCCTTTGCGGCTCCGTAGAATCCCCCGGCTACGCCACTGATGGCCTCGCCGATCTTGGGCAACGCTTTTGCCGCCCGCTCGAAACCGAACATTCCAAGTGTGGCCTTTTCGAGTCCTTTGCCGACACCGGCGATACCGCCGCTCGCAAGGTCAGCGACAATCGGAATGGCAATCGTGGCGATCTTGATTGCAGCGAGGGATTCGAGAGCAATCTTGAGCGCATGCGCATTCTTGACGGCGAAGTCCAGCGCGTCACCGAGTAGGTGAACGGCCCCGACAACCTCGCTGCCAAAACTTTTGGCGAGGCCCTGAAGGTTCGATGTTGCCGCGATGTTGATCAGCTTCTGAAGCAGTTCATCTAATGCCGGCAGTGTCGCGGAGAGCAGCGAGAAGCCCATTCCCTTCATCACCGTGGACAGGCGATCAAGGTTGTCATGCGCCTTCATGGCTATGTCCACGGTCGACTGGCTTAGCACCACGCCGAAGCGGTGAGCCTCATCATTGACTTCAGCTTGCTTCTCGCCATACTGATTCAGCATGGGAATCAGGCCGGCACCGGCCTTGCCGAAAACCGCTTGCGCTAACGCAGTCTTTCCCGCTCCATCGGCCATGGCGGCAAACTTGGGAGCCATCTCCTCGAGCAATATCCCCGAGTCCTTCAGGTGGCCGTTTGCGTCCATGGTGCTGACGCCCAGGCGCTTGAAGATGTTCTCCAGTTGGACATTGCCGCCCTGCGCCTTGAATGCGGCCAGAGACAGCTTTTCGAGGCCCTTCACCAGTTGCTCGTTCTCAACGTTCGAGAGCTTCGCCGCATATTGCAGCGTGGAGAGCGTTTCTGCCGTAGTGCCGGCGGCCTGGGCAGCTTTGCCAAGCGCATCCACCTGATCGAGCGCGCTGCGCACTACTCCCGCTGTTCCTGTAACCAGTGCCGCAGTCATTGCAGCCCCAGCCAAGGCGATCTTTTCGAGGGAGCGCTTGATGTCGGTCGCCGTTTTCGCGGACAAATGTGAGATCTTGTCCATCTCAGAGGTAAAACTCGCCGAATTCGCACGCAAATCGATAACAAGCGTGCCGACTGTTACGCTCATGAGTTACCTTCTCGAACGCGCTGGAGATAGTTAAGTCGCGCTTGCCGAATATTCATCCTTGTTTGCTCTGAGCGGACCTGGCCGAGATTGGACAGCTTGATCTTGGCGCGGGTTTCTTCGCTAATGACACGACCCATGCTGGAGACACGGCGCTTTTCCTTGTTAGCCGGAATAGCCCAGTGCATCTTTAGCGCAAGTCCTCGTTTTTCTCTCGTAGCCTCTGACTGCTTCCGACCTTTCATGTGAATGGCGTTCGCCACGCCAATTTTGGCCTTAGATTCGTCGGATAACACTCTTCCCGCACATGGATGATGGGTCTTAATGCGTTCTATTAGTTGGAGGCGCTGATGTTCTGGCATTTTCCTCCCCTTGTTATAAGCATTACGTCCCTTGAGACTCGTCGATAACCTAATCCGCGTTTCCTCCGAAAGTCTTCCTCCGCCATCGCCGCCAGCACGAACGTTGTAGCCGATCCCACGCTCGCACGCACGATACTCGATGATTAGTTCGGCCTCGCGTCGGTTTAGCTCCGACTGGTCCGAGCACTCCGCAATAGTGGATACTTCGAAGCGCTCTTTTCCATACTTTCGGATAGCGAGATGGAGTGGGAATCCGCGACGCGCAATGGAGTCGAAACAGTGCTGCTTCCACCGCTCTTTAAGCGGCTGAATCGTTTGCCCAACGTAGACTTTGCCGTTTTCTAAATTGCGGATGAGATAAATAATGCCGTATACATTCATATGCTCTGCTTATTTGTGAGCACGTGTGTTACCAATTGCCTTTCTACTGAATGGTTACGGTCTGCTTGATTCGCGAGCCGAATGCCTTCCGGATGTCCATGAAGGTGACCGGCTTCTCCGGTTCTGGCGGAAGTTTGTGAAGCATGAAGTCTGCTGGTTCCAACGGCTTTTCAGGGCGGCAGAATCCGAAGTTGGCAGAGGTCGCAGCGATGATCCCCGCCAGCATCTCCTGATGCTGTAGCCGATGGTGATGGCGGATGCGCAGCGCAGCGACTTGCCGCGGTGTCATCTCCAGCCATTCTTCGGTAGTCAGGCCTAGATCGAAGCGCGCCTGCGCCCAGCCGTCGAGCCAGCGAAACTCTAGCGGTACGCTTTGAGCGCCTGCTGCTGCGCTTTCCTCAGAGCTCCCGCCAGCGTAGGGTCCAGAATCTTTACCTGTTCCTCCGTAGGCAGCGCGTTGCCCATGGCCGTCAGGATCGCTAGTTGAATTGCCGCGCGGTCCTTGCCTGCGCAGATTCCTACGACATCATCGAAGGAGAGGTCGGCGCCGGCGCGTGTCAATAGCGCATGGAACAACGTTGCAATGAATCGCGTCTTTGGTTGAAGCAGGTTATCGCGGTCGTAGAGGTTGAGGCCGGTGTCGTCTTCGATTTCCATGATGATGCGGTTGGAGAGCAGAAGCGTGTACTTCTGCCCTCCAACTTCAACATCCACCCCACCGGTCACAGCATTGGGCACTTTATCCGTTTTCTTTTGCGTCATCTGAGTCGATCAGTTCCTTACGAGGTGATGGCAGGCAGTGCCGTGTCGAGTACCACTTCGGTGACGAAGCCGGTGACTTCCATGGTGATCGTGAACTCGTTCACCTTGGTGGCCTCGAAGGTTCCCGGAGTGTACTTCGAGATAAACGCAGTCCCGGTGTACTGATAGGTCTTCGTGTTGTTATTGACCGGCGCTTGGACCTGGAACGGGAAGACCACTCCGGTCTGTTGAAGACCGAGGACGGTCATCTGGCTGTCGGCGCCGGTGAAGTTGCCGCTCAATTCCACGGTGCCCGGCTGAATCATGCCCGGACGCTTTTCCTGCGTGAAGTTTGGGCTCTGCAGATGCGAGACATCGACCACCGGAGTCGTCATTTCGAACGACTTGATGCTCTTTACCTCGGCAATCTGCGTATAGGTGATCGGACTTCCGAGGCTGCCGATCGAGAATGTTGCCTTGTACCCTACATTTGCTAGTGACCGTGCCATTCGCGTGTTCTCCTTTTTTGCAAAGAAAAACCCGCCAGCAACGGCGGGTGTGGTGGTGGGGGTTATTCAGTAACGTCAGGGTTCTACGTACCAAATTTCGTATTCGAGCATGCGCCGATAATTCCTGGCGTTGTCGTCGAAGAAGCTGAGGCGGTTCGTTCTAAAGCAACCTTGCACGACCGTGCCGTCTGAAAGCGTGCCGAGGTATCCGCTCAGCACCCGGTCGATCGCTTTGGCTAGTGTGATAGCCTGCGCTGCGGTCTGCCCGTAGCAATCCACTTGCATGCGCATCCCACTTAATTCCACCGCGCCTTGCAATGTGTAGTCCGAGGGATTGGAAACGTCGAGATAGGTCCAGTTAGGTAGCTGCGCATCCTTCGGAAGCTGTCCATAATAGCCACCGGATCCTGCAGCGGAATTTACCAGAGCGACAAAGCCCTGCTCGAATGCAAGATTGCTCACGCCCGATCCAGTCCCATAGCCGCCCTCTCCATACC